ATATTGGTAGGTGATATTGCCCTGGCCCAGGTTCCAAAACGGCTTGATGATGATCGAACCGGCGCGGCCGGGATCCGGTATGGCGATCGAGCCGCCAACGATGGTCGGCACCAGGCGCTGCGCGGTGGCTCCTGCGAAATCAAATTCCATAAGATCCTCGACGTTGCCGTTGCCGAAGGCGACGTCATTGGAGCCGAACACGTGAAACTGAAAACTCGGCGATGTGCCGCTCAGCGCGGTGATGTCGACGACGGCGAAGAAGCCGGTGCGGCCGGCGCCGATGTTAAGGTTGGTGTTGGTGTTGTTGAGGTAGCCGGTCGCGCCGAGAACCTGCGCCGCGCAAAACTGCAAGTTTGCATCGGCCGGGATAGCGGTCAGCGGCGCAACAGCCGGGAGGGTGGGTTGAAAAGTGGTGAGCGCCATAGTGCTTGCTCCTCTTTGTTTCCCTTGGCCGTTACGCGGTGATCGTCGCGGCGGTGATCGAGTCGAGCCGCGCGATCGAGCGCGGATGCTCGCGCGACACGCCCCAATCCCATTTGATGTGGGTCGACCAGAACGGCTGGCCGACAATGAGGCCCTCGTCGATCACCGACAGCGGCGTTTGCTCGATCGCGTAGAAGCCGCCATCGCGCAGCGACACGCAATAGATCGATCCGGTGACGGCGCCGCCGCCGCCAAAGGCAACCTCGGTCATGGGCAGCATGTCGGGGGTGTCGTCGGGCTCGTAGCCGAACAACAGCGTCAGATCCTTGTACTTGATGATGCGCCTTCCGAAATCGTCCTTGGCGTAGGAAACGGTTTGGTTGACCAGGGTGTTATTGCGCGCCGCGGCGTCGAAGAACGGCATCAGCGTGCGCGGCACGACAAAGTGGGTCGGCTTGTTCACGATCCAATAGAGTTGGTCGAGCAGGGCGAGCGACAGCGCGGCGCCGCCCGAGACTATGGAATTGTGGATCCAGTTGTAGTTGGTGTTGGTGCAGCGCACTTGCATGCCATCGGGGCCGGCCGGGTTCGACGAGCGATCACCCTTGATGAGTTGCTGAGAAAACATCTGGCCGAGCGCCGTCGACATCAGTTGTTCCTGGCGGGCGCGGTGCTCGATGCCGAGCCGATCGACAACGGCGCGATCGACTTGGATATATTCGTCGATGAAAAACGTATCCTCTTCGCGCAAGTTGAACACGCCGGAGGCGGCGGTGCCGGCGGCGTTGATCTGGCGGAAGCCGACTGTGGGCAGCGCCTGAATGTCGAGGAAGGCGCGCTTGCCCATGTGCGCCGGCAGCATCGGGATTGCCGCCATCAAATCCGACTCACGGACCATGTTCTCGACGAACACGCGGGTCGGGTCGTTCTCCGGCAACGTCTTGGCATATTCGCTAAGAAGGATCGGAGCAGTGATTTGGACGTTAATGGTAGGCATAGCTTAGAGCTCCCTCTTCACCTCCCGCCGCCGGCGGGTCCGCTGGGCCGCCGCTGTTGCATCTGTGCCATCTGATGCACGCGGCGCTGCACAAAATTCATATTCTCGTAGCCGGCAATTTTGCCGGCTTCTTCATCTGGCGTACGCCCGCTTTGCGAAAACTCGGCGCCGCCTTGTGAGGAGAATTGTTTGATGAGGTTTTCCATCGCCCGCACGATCGGTGCGGACGGGTATTGCTTGATGAAGTCGCCGACCTTCTTGCCGTCGTCGCCGGCCTTGGCGGTGAGCCAGGTGGCAACGGCGTCGACGCGCTGCGGGCCGGCGGCGCCGAGTTGCGCTAGATTTGTCTCGCGCGCCGCCGCCGCGTTGGTCTGCTCGGAAATCTTGGTCGCGGCGTAAACGCCGAGCATGTCGGAGAACGTGTCCTGATCGATGCCGCGGGCGAGCGCGATCTTGCGCGCCTGGGCGAGCTCCGGCGAATTTTTATCAAATTCAAACGTCACGCCGGCCGGCAGTTGGAAATTGCCCGGCAGCTTGGCCGCATAATCGGCTTCGGATTTTGGCAGCGTGTTTCGGCGGACGGATTGCTCGGCCTCGAATGCGGCCTGCCGATTGACGCGCTCGCCAAATTTATCGTTGGCCCGGCCGGCGGCGGCGTCCCATTCGGCTTCGAGCACGTAAGCCGGCCTATTACTCTGACTGGTCGACGGCGGCGGGGAGCTCGCGGACGCGGCGGGCGGCGCCGTGGAGGGCTGGGGCGAGCCGGACGGGTTCGGGGCGGGTGAAGACGACGGGTCGCTCATCGATATTTGCTTCGATCTGTTTGATGCCTGGCGCCAGCCAATCGCGTAGTTGCCGCATGAATAAGCGACGGCCGTGAATTTCTCGCAACGTACCGGACGCATCGAGGCCCGGCGGAAGCTCGTCGACCGCCAAAAGCGTCTTTTGCAAATGCAGATAAAACCTGCGGCCGTCCTCGGTACGGCCGATCCGCATCATCGCTTCCACGAGCAGATTGTGTTCTTCCTGCGCGCTCATGGCAGACCGGCGGCCTGTTGCGGATTGGCGGTCGGGCCGATGCGCGGGGAGAGCAATTGCTTGATCTGTTGCACGGCGGCGCCGACCTGTTGCTCGTCGCGGAATTTGAGCATTTCGACGCGCATTTTCTTTAAGAACTCTTGCATGGTTTTCTTGCCGTCGATGTAGGCCTTGAACTCCTCGGGGAAGGCCTGGCCGAGGATCTGGATCGCCCGCACCGCGGTCGCAATCTCTTGTTGCTCGGCGGCGCGCTGCGCCGGATTCAATGGCGCCAACGTGACGTTGTGGCCATCGACGCGGATCGGCCGGATGACACCGCGCTGTTCCAGCAAATACTTGTAGCGCAGGAAAATCTGCCGCACGCCCTCTTGCCAGAACACCAGGCCCGGCGTGCCGATGCGGCGCTGCGCGCGGGCGAGCTCGTCCATCCATTGCCCAAGTGTCGGCGGGGTGTCGCCGCGCTGCTCGGGATAGTCGACGTAAAACAGCTTGCGCAGCCGGCGGATCTTGTCGTCGACCGCATACATGGCATCGGTCGCCGGGTGCGGCGTGTAAATCGGCTTGATCGCGCTTTCCGAGCCGACCCGCACCGGATAACCCATGCCGGGTTCTAGCCCCTGCTCGATCGCGGCGAAGCTGTCGTCGGGGAAGGCGTAGGGCGGCGTCAGGTTCAATTCGATGTGCTGGATTTTCTGGCCTTCGAGCTCGTCGACCTGACGAAACTCCGGCAAGCCCTGCAACAGCGGGCCGAGCGCAAACGCCCAATCGGCGGTGGCATAGAACCGCATCGGAATGAGCGGGCACGAGCCTTCGCCGCGGAAGGTGGCGGAATGCACGACGCGGTTGCGCACCATCGTGACATGGCGCCACGCAATATCGCCTTCCTCGTCCCACAGCCGCCAGTACGCCCACCGCACCTCGGTGTACTTGTTTGGTGCGCCGCTAATGGCGCGCTCGATGTCGATCGGCAATGCGCAGCCGCGCAACAGCATTTTGACGTACCGCTGTTTGGTGTAGCGGATGATAAAACGATCATCGATCGTGCCATCCGGCCCGAGATTGATTTCGAGCTCGCGCAGCGGCACGGCTTGCGAATTGATCGCGTTCCAAGTCGGCCGCGGATCGTCGATGTTCATCGCACAGGTGCCGAGCGCCAGGTCGGGATAGGCCGCCTTGGCGAACTCGGCATAAAAGTTCGATGCCTTGATTGCCTCGAAGATGGTCTTGTCGTCGTCGCGGACCTGGCCCTCGATCTGGTCCCATTGCGCCTTGGTCAGGCCGGGCCCCTTCTCGCGCTGGCACCATTGCTCGGCTTGCGGCAGAAACGTGTTGGTTATCTCGGTGCAGAAATCGCCGACGATCTCGAAGCCGGCATTGGTCTGCAAAAATCCGTCGTCGTGAAACGGCACGGTCGGCGGTTGCGACTGCGAGTTGATGAGGCGCTTGCGCAGCGGCGCCGTGAAGAAATAGCCTTCGCGCATGTCCATTTCAAACGGCTGTTTCTGCACCCGGCAGGCGGCGAGCCGATCGTTGGCCTCCTCGTCGAGCTCGTGCGCAACATAGTCCTCGCGTTGGGCGGCGTCGGCCATCACGCCATCCCCTTAGCGGCGCCGGACATCGGCGAGGTGCCCATCGCCATAGCGAGCTTGCCGTAGGCCGCCATCAGCGAGCCCATGTCGCCGCGGGCTTGCGTTTGCAAGCCGGCGATGAGCTCGTTCTGTGAGCGTTGCTCCGCTTGCTGTGTCAGCGGGTCAAGCGGCTGGACCGGCGGCGGGGATGGTGTGTCCATCGGTGAGGAGCTCTCCTCCGTGCCGCAAGCATTCGCGGAAAAGCGTGTCGGGCCGCAACGCACCGCCGGGAACGCCGAGCAAATGCGCCACCGCCGGCACGCACCAGCCAAACAGCTGCGGGCGCAAGCTCGCCCGCGGCAGCGCCGGCATCTGGATCACCGCGGCGTCGCAGACAAACTCGGCGATGAGCGCGCGCGCCACGTCGCCGCGGCCGAGCCGAATTGTGGTGCGCTTGAGCGCCGGATCGAAGAATACCCAGGTGTTGATATGCGGCACGCAGCCGAAGGCACGCACATGCTTGAACTTGCCGACCGGCAAGGCGGTGAGCCAGTTGGTCGAGGCTTTACGCGAGAAGCAAACCGCCCATTGCGTCGGCTCGCCGCCGCCGGGGTCGAACACGATCATTTTTCTTTATCGAGCGCGTCGAGGTTGCGAAAAAGCTTTAAGCAGTATCCGCAAATCTGTCTCAGGTACGCCAGGTCACGTTCAACTTCTTCGTCAGATAGCTCGCGGCGAGAGCCGTATTTAAAGCCGCTTATCTCATAAATTCGATCTATGATCGCATCTCTATTCATCCGGCAATCCTCCGGCCGGCGCCGTGCCGGCCTTTCCAGACCTTGACCGGCATCCGCGACACGGTGCCCATCGTCACCGATTTGCCCTCGCCGCCGCCGAGCAGCATGTTCTCGCCGGCCTCGCAAACGTGGCTGTATTGGTTTTTCTCCGGTTGGTCGGCGTAGCGTTCGCCGGTGACGCGGATCCGCCGCATGAAATAGCCGCCGGTCATGCCGGTGATGTAGGTGACGCAGCGCGGATCGACCAACAACGAGGACGGCCGCCCTGTGAGCGAGCGCCGCATCATCACCGCGTTGACCGCCTCGTGGCGGACGCTCAACTGATTTTGCGGGTTCGGCGCCGGCAGCACCCACATGCCGTGCTCGCGGAAGATTTCGAACGGCGTCTTGTCGGTGGCCTGGCCGCGTTGCTCGCCGGCGGGATCGCCCCAAAACACGAACTTGGCGCCGGGATAGTATGACGCCAGGAACGATTTGAGCGCCGGGGCAAATTCGACCGCGGAGACGTCGCGGCCGATAAACTCGCGCTGGACAAACCAATCGCCGCGCAAGGCTTGGCCGATCAGCGCCGCCGGCTGGCGGCCAAAGTCGAGCCCGACAATGACCGGGGTGTGGTCGATGATGGCGAGCGGCCGATCGGCAACATGGACGTCCTTGCGGAATTGCGGATAGACCGGCTGGCCGTCCATCTCGATCGCCGAGCGGTTCATGATGTTGGCGTCGATCCAGGCTTTGGTCTGCCCGGCGATTTTCTCGATGTAGAAGCTTGCCGGCAGATATTTGAGATTTTCGGCGATCGGGTTTTGCCGGTAGCCGAGGATGCGGCCCTTGTCGTCGATGTTCTCGATCAGGCCGGGCGGCTGCAAATAGAACTGCCAGGTCGACGGCTTAATGAGCGCCCGGCGCTGATCGTCGGTCATCCAATCCGGCGCCGCCATGTCGCCGCGCATGATCGGGATCCAGTGATCCGCCGGCGGCGCGTTGGTGTCGAGGATGAGCCCGCCCCAGGCGCAGCCGCCGTCCTTGACGGCCGGATAGCGCGGCGGTGAGACGCGGCCGACCGCCTCGCGCACCACCTCGTATTGGGCAAACTGGCCTTCGTTGAACCAAATCAGCGAGGTTTCCAGCGACATGAAATAGCTTTTGGCGTCGGCAATGTCCTCCATCGCCATGAAGGTGACGTCGAGCTCCAGCGAGCCGACGCGAACCTCGTGCAGATAGGGCCGCGTTTCGAAGAAGCGGCCGAATTGCCCGGCGTTTGTTCCCGGCGGAAACCAGTCTTTCCAGGTCTTGATCGCGGTTTCCTCAAGCTTGGAATAGGTTTCGCGGAACACGTGCGCGCGGAACCGCTGCCGGCCGTCGCTTTGCTTCGGTTGGTCGAGCGCCTGCTGAAAAATGTGCATGCAGCACGCCGAGCTCGTGCCGCTGCCTTGCGGGCCCTGGATGATTTTGACGCGGCTTTTGTTGTCGCGCATGAACGCGCGCAGCACCGGGCCGTCCGGTCGAAAAATAGGAAAACCCGTTTGCGGATCTCTCTCGATCATAAGAGTTTTCCAATTCTTCTGGCGTAATCGAGCGGGTCCGCAGCGTGCTTTGTAAGATTGCACGTTGCACAGAGGAGTTGCAGATTTGCCGGAAAATTTGAGCCGCCCTTACTGAGCGGTTTGATGTGGTCAATGTGCGCGCCGCCTGTCAGCTTGGTTCGGCAATAGGCACAGCGATTGCGTTGCGCTTTTACAATTCTGTCTATGTCCGTTTGATTATAACTGCCATCCGCTCCGTTCTTCCTAGCTCTCCTAGCGCGCGCCGACCGCAGCGCCCTTTCTGGATTTCGATCGTACCGAATAGCATCGTATTGGCGCAGGCAATCTGCATTTTTCTTTCGATAATTCCGCCGCGCCTTGCGCCCATCTTCTCGGTTAGCCGCGTAATAAACGGACGATTGCGCTTTAAGTCTTTCTTTGTTAGCCGCGTAATATGCGGCATCGGTAGCGCGTTTTTTTTCAAGATTGTTCGCGCGCCACATCGCCGATCGGCGAAGGTCGGCATCGCGATTTTTATAATACCAGCGACGCTGGCGTGTTTGCGGGTCGCGCTCGATCAATCATTTCATCCGCGCGTACGGTGCTGTCGATCTTGTCGGTCCCCAACTGTCATTGCGCCGATCGCTTGCTCGATATTCCGGCTTGTGTTTGCTGGCGCGTTTTTCGCTCAACATGATGGCAATGGCCTGCTTTTGGCTCTTGACCTTGGGTCCAGACTTGCTGCCCGAATGGAGCTTGCCAGCTTTCCATTTTGACATCACCTCGGTGTAGGGCATTTATTTCATCCGCGCGTAGGGTGCCGTCGATTTGGTCGGGCCCCAAGCATCATTGCGCCGATCTGAGGATTTACCGATGCCGGGGTATTTGCGATGCACGGCGGCGCGGACCTTGGCCTTCTCGGCCGACGAGCCGTGCTGTGAAACCCGCGCCAGCGCATTGCGGGCGTGTGAGGCGTCCTCGATCGGATAGCGCCGGCCCGGCAGCGCAAAGCTGGAACCGGACAGGCGATTGCGCGTCGCCGACGTGAGTTTTGCCATCAGCCGATCTCGCGTTCGCCGCCTTCCTCTTTCACATTAACGCGCCGCTCGGCCGCTTCGAGCTTTTTGCCTTCGGCGCGCTCGGCGCGTGCCGTCTCCAACAGCACCGGGATTTTGCCGGCGGCCGGCGCGATGCCCATGCACTTGCGGCGATCATTCATGTGGGCGTTTGCCCGCGGGCTCATTTCTGCCATGTGTCACCCGATTGGATTAAGTCACCCATTAGCCGCGGCGGTGCCGGTATAGGTCCAAGTGGCAACCGCGAGGCCCCGCTCGGTCGTCACCGTGCCGCTGGTGGCAATCTTTTGCGAGCGGACCTGTTGCGCGGCAATGGCGCAGACTTGGTGAATAAGCTGCACCTCGGCGTGCTTGGTGCCGAGCGTTTGATCGGTGATCGTGAGTTGAAAAACCGTGGCCATGATCGGCTTCCTTCCGTTCTCTCCTATACATCGCCCGGCTCGGAGGAGCCCGCAACACACCGCGCGATGGCGTCGCAGATCGCCTCGAAATGCTGGTCGTAAAGCGCGGCGTCGGATTGCGAATCAACAAAGCACACCTCGATCAAAATCGCCGGCATTTCAGTATGGTTGAGAAAATAAAGATCGCTGCGTTTCTTGCCGCCGCGGTCGAGGAAATCGCCCGCGTCGGCGATGGCAAGCGCAACATCGGCCGCCAATTCCTGTTGCGTCAGATACAGGCATTCGGTGCCCATCGGCTTGGCGGTGGTTTCATAAGCATTGAAATGCACCGACACGTCGAGGTCGCGCTCTTGCTCGTTATGGTGATCGACGATGCGGTTCAGGTTCTCGTTCTGCGTGGTCGAGACATTATCGTGATAGGTGACGACGGCGACGCCCAAGCTGCGCAAGATGATGGCGACCTCTTG